TCTTCCATCCTGGACTTGACATCAGAAAGCAATGCTCCCTGTGCCTCTTCCAAACTGACTCCACTCTCGATGAGGTTCTTTGCCAGTTCATCTTGCCCGGTACATTTGGCACTCAGGATCTGGCTGATCCTTCCCCGCTCCTTCTCAACAGCAAGCTCCACATCGCTCTGGGTTGGGATTGCTTCTTCCGTGATCTCTGGTTCGAGATCTACTGGCTCGATATTGTCGGACATCTGGTCCTCCTTGATGGTTGAAACTGTGTAGACCGAAGCCTCCACAGTTGATGTCTCATTTGAAAGAGACACCGCATGTGTATTCTCATCCGCCCCAAGAGCTGTGAATGTCACTTCTCTGAGCCAGGATTTGCGGAATATATGCCCTGGACCTTCCAGGGTGTTTCCGTTTACTTCTGCTGTTTTGCCTTCTGGCACTTTTTCGATGCTATCTGGTGGGATGTAGATCGAGGCTTGCCAGGGGAATCCTTCACGAGCCATGGCCAGGACTTCTCTTCCGTCCTCTGTACTCTCGGTGAAGAACCCTTCTGCAACTAATCCCTCAGGGGTCTTCTCAATCTTGTCTGTGAATCCAACCACCCTGCCTGGATCGTGATCTCTTAGTGCCGGTTTTCGTTGCCGACCTATGCGGATTCCATCCATGTCGATTGCGAAATTCTGCCAGAAAGCGTGCTTCTCAATCACCCCGCCTGAGTTGGCTACCATCCGGAATCTTGGCTTGTCTCCTTCTGGCTCTGCCATTTCAAACCGGAACATATCCCCGGCATCGCTCAACCGCAGTGCGTCAGTGGGGATCGTGATCTCTTCTTGTTTCATGGAGTCTCCTCAACTGTTGGGATGCCGAATTCCGCTTCCATTTCCTGAATCTTCCTCTTCTCGATGGCTCTCTGTTCCAGCAGGTCAGACCAATCCCTTCCCTGACTAGCTGCCTCCTCTGCCAGCGTTGAAACTCCCAAATTGATGGCAGCCTCGCTTGCCTGGGCCTCTTTCAAGGGGTCCACCCATGCCCACCCTGGAGGAATCCATCTGGTCTTGGTCAACTCCATCCTGGATTGATCGAAATCCACAAACGGAATCTCACCCTTTAGCCATGCTTCCTCGATGAGCATTTCATAGATTGGTTGGCAAAATCTCGAGCAGAGGTACTGCTGATGCCGTTTGAACATCCTTCTGGATTCCAGAAGAGCTGCCCTGGCACTGGAGTAGTTGGTTTTGGAAAAATCATTTGTAACCAACTCGAGGGGGAGACCCAGAGAAGCACCGATGGCTCTCAGGTGCCGCTCGACAAATGGATCAAATGTATTCCCCACATTGGTTGGGTTTCCGAATTGGACAGTCTCACCAGGGGAGAGGTACTCAACCATCCCCGGTTCAATCTCATTGATACGCTGGCCAGATCGAGTGGCATCCGCTCTCTGGAGTGCTGCTGAGTAGGGGTCATCCTTGGAGATGAACATACTGAAACAGCAACTCACCCGCTCCTTGATCAAGGATGCTTCAAGGAAGCTGGACAGATCCCGGAAGGTTGCCAGTGCTGGACTGAGCATCGGTTCTCCCCGAGTTTGTCCAGGTCTCCTTCTGTTCATTAGATGGATGATATTCGGTCTCCCATTTGGAGCCTTGGATGAATATCTCCTCCACTTTCTCTTGCTGCTTCTCTCGTAGATTCCATCGCCTGGGTGACTGACCCTGATCCAATATGCGATGGGTTGTCCACGCTTCCCCAGCTCGATACCACTCCTGAGGTTGGTTCTTCCGTTTGGATGATCGATGTTGTTCTTGCTCTCACAACGATCAGCCTCGATCACTTCCAACGCTAACCCGTATGGTCTGCCAGGATCCTGCACCATCGTGGGAATAATGAATACTTCACCATTGGTGAGCATCTGTTTTTGGATCAGAGCCTGAATCCCATAGAAGTCTTCCTGGTCAGTAGCATCGGCAAAGGCTACCCACTTGGACCAAACCTTCTCACAGGCTGATCTGACCTCTTCTGCTTGATCTCTCGTAAGCCCTAGACCTTCAGCATTGGCTAGGCTCTGAGGTTTGATCCCATTCCCGATGACATTATCAACAAAGGACTGGGAGATGCTCGCAGCATGAGGATCATTCCGGATCAGGTCTCTGGATCGTTCTCTCAGGGTGTCTAACTCTGGGAGCAGATCTGCATCTGCACTGCCTGGTGAGACGCTCCAATTGCTTCTGGGTCGATTGCTCGATGCTCCCTTGTATGAGGAGAATCGGTCTGAAGAGCTGACCGCATCCCTTGCAAGTCTTCTCCTCAATGCTCTCAGTGGTGAGAAGACCCCGATGGTATTGTCTACCAGGTTGGAGATGGTATTCGAGAGATTCATAGTCCAGAACTCATATCAGTAGAGACTCCAGCTCCTGGGGAATCGAAATCCACATAGTTCCTGGAACCACCACCACCAGCTGCCTTCTGCTTCAGGAGATCTTTTCGCAGTTCGATCAGCTCTGAGAGTTTGTACCTGGCAACAGATCTGCCATTGATCTCATATTCTCGAACCGCTCCACCTGTGATGATGGAGTCGATAGCATCGTCCAGTTGTTGGATTCTGGTCTCAATTGCTGTTGCCATGAACCGAGATGACTATCATTCCTGAAGGTTTTACAGGCAAAGGTCATCAGTTTGGACTTTCAGTCTCGATGGATCTGAACTTCAGTTCACAGTCCCTGCACTGGTGATATCTCAGCCTCCCCTTTTTTCCATAAGCTCGCTGGTTCCCAGAGTGACATTCTGGGCATCTGACCGGCAAGAAATGGACTGTAGGTCTGTAGTCATCTCCTCGAGCATTGCTTCCACTGATCCAGCTCATTACAGCCACCCCCCTTCCCTCTTGTTTGATCTCGATTCCCCTGTCACCCAGCTTCCCCCTTGTGCCCTGGACCGATGCTGCCTGTCTGATATCACTGGAGATGTTGGATCGTGAACTGGAGAAGGCTCCTGGATCTCCTCCTTCAGTGTGTAGACTGCAATCATGTCAGCTGCTGCCATAGCGTAGACCTCGCAATCCAACCAGTGGTTTGGTCCTCCACCTGGCTTGGGAACCCATGCAGACTTGCTCAGGCCCGTCTTCCTGTCCCTCTTCAGAACCTTATGCTCTGAGGTCACCTGCCTCAGATACTCTTCATGAGGATCCCTGTGGATCCTCCAGGCTCCTGGTTGCTCATCAGAGGTATTCTGGAGCCTGACCAGCTTATCCTTGAAGTGGGATGTATCGACATGCCAGAGCCTGATCGACCCCTTAAACGGAGTCCCTGAGAAGTCCCTGTCAATCTTGACTGCTCGTATTGGAACCCCGCTGATGGTTGCCTGACCCTTGATCGGTCTTGCCAGCTCCATCCACTCCCTGCAAGTGGTGTAGACCTCATCTGTCCTGTATCCAGAATCGATGCAGGTCAGTCTGATCCGGTGGTTGGTCCCATCTTCTCCTGGGAAGGTGTTCTGGAAGAGGTGACGAACGAGACCCTCCCAGGTCTCAATTCTTCCGGCCTCGATTAACCAGCTACGCTCTCCGATGCCCCATGCTCTGATGGTGAAATAAAATACATCCTGCTGGACATCCACACCAGCGGTCAAAACCACTGCCCCCTTAGGAACTGTTCCTCGATCATAGGATGCAGCTCTCGCAGCAATCGCCTCTGGACTGATCTTCTCAGCGACATCCTCCCAGATGTGACCGAGCCAACCATTCACAAACCCGAGGAGAGCTGGCACATGATCCTTGGCTGCAAGGAACTTGGCTGCAACCTCTGAGAAGGTCAGCCAGGGGGAGTACAAAGCATTCAGCCTGAACCCTCGATGGGTAGTTGGCTCCACACCCTGGACAGTTCCATCCGCTTCAACCTGCAAACCTTCTGGAACCCACACCCCCTGCTTGAGCATTCTTGGCTTGTCCTGGTCGTTGATCTCAGCCTCGCAATGGATGCATTCATAATGTGCAAGCCTGTGATCTTTGATCCTCACAGGATCCCGCTCATCCTCTGGCCACTTGATCGACCTGAACTCCATGACCTGAAACTGGAGACACTTTGGGCATGGGACATGGTAGAGGCATCGATCTGATTTCTGGTACTCGCTCCAGATATATCCAGATCGATCTGTTGGAGTGCTGCACAAAATGATCTTCCGGTTGTGGAATGTTCGAGTTCTCTCCACTGCCAGGGTGATGGGGTCAGCTTCTCTCCCTGAGAATGCTGGATACTTATCGACCTCATCGCAGAACAAATACCGGATGGGTCTCGACGCTAGATCCGCTGGAGAGTTGGCACCGGCAAAGTAGAGCATCGAACCTGCGAACCTGATTTCCTTTTTCTTATTGTCTGTTTTCCGCTCGCTCAAATGTCTGGCCAACCTGGGTGACGACTCGAGCATCGGCCTCACCCTTCGAGTGGCCATCGAGACGGTATCCTCTTCTCTTGGCATGACCATCAGGATTGGTCCAGGGTCTTGATCAATCGCATAGCCAAGACAGTTCAGGATGGTTTCTGTTTTGC